CGCGCGGACCTGGCGTACCTGGAGGCGTGTCTCCGGGACATCCATGGCCGGGCCGTGGACCGCACGCTGACCGAAGACGAAAACCGCCAGTGGACGGACGGGCTGACCACAGTCCAGCGCCTCCGCGGGGAGATTCAGGAAATCGAGACCCGTCAATCGTTCGTCCGGGGGCTGGCCAGTCGTCCCGGGCACGTGGAGAACGGGCTGGACCTGGACCCGATCGTGGAGGGTCAGGGCCTCCGTTGGCAGGGTCGGGGCTCGAGCCCCTGGGACCTGGACCAGGTCTCCCGCTCCCTGTTCAACTCCACTCCGGCGGCCGGCGGCCGGGACCTCCTGGCGCGTTCTCTGGCCGCCGTGGAGCACATGCGCGGCGTGAAGCCGGAGCACAAGGAGCACATCACCGGGCTACTCGACTCGTTCGATCTCGAGGACGACGGCCCAGAGGGCCAGGGCGCCCGGCGGGCCGCGGCCCACATTCTGACCGCCAGCTCCCCGGAGTACATCCGGGCCTGGTCCAAGGCGTTCCGGTCCGGCATCCGGACCGGTCAGCCCGACGTGGCCGCGCTCCAGGTCCTCCAGCGCGCGGCCTCCCTGACCGATGCACAGGGCGGGTACGCGGTCCCGGTTCCGATCGACCCCACGTTGATCGTGAACTACGACGGGAACGTGAACCCGCTCCGGTCGCTCGGCACCGTCAAGACCGTGACCACGAACAAGTTCAAGATCATCAACGTGGGTGCGGTGACCTCCAGCTACGATGCGGAGGCTGCGGAGGTCAGCGATGACACTCCCACCTGGGGATCTGATGAGATCCAGGTCTACACGGGCCGCGGATTCATCCCGTTCTCCCTCGAGATCTCCATGGACTACCCCGGGTTCATGGGGGACCTCCAGATGTTGCTCCGGGAGAGCAAGGACGACCTGGAGGCCCAGAAGTTCGCCCTGGGTACGGGCTCCGGGGAACCGTTCGGCATCATCACGGCCATGGCCGCGGCCACCAGCTATGTGGTTCCCAGCGCGACCACCGACACGTTCGCCTTGGCGGATGTGTACAAGCTGGCCGAAGTCCTTCCGGCCCGCTGGGCCGCGAACGCCAGTTGGCTGGCGAACAAGACCATTTACAGCTCCATCCGCCAGGCCGGCGGAGCCAACCTGGATGACTTCTGGGCCGGACTCCGTGAGGGCCGCCCGTCCACCCTCCTGGGCTACACGCCCTATGAGGCCAGCTACATGGACGGAACGATCAACGCCACGGCGGACAACTACGTCCTTCTCCTGGGTGATCTCCGCTGGTACTGGATCGCGGAGCGCATCGGAATGAGCATGGAACTCATTCCGCATATGTTCGCGACCGCGAACAACCGTCCCAGCGGCCAGCGTGGCGTGTTCGCCTGGTGGCGGAACGGCGCCGACGTGGTCAACCACCGCGCGATGCGTCTTCTGAACGTCACGTAATCCGCCCTCGAGCCAGGACCGGACCCCGCGACCAGGCCAGGGTCCGGTCCTGAACCAAAGGAGATGACCATGGCGGAGAAGCGCTACCTACGGGCTACCAGCGGATTCCTACTCCCGGACGGACGGCAGATCCGTTACGGGGACCTGGTGGCCGTGGATGACGTGATGTTCAAGGACCGGGATGGGCTGGTGGACTATTTCGAGCCCGTGACCCAGGAGACCGTGGAGCAAGCGACCCGGGCACCGGGGGAGATCCGGATCATGACTCCGCGCCAGTCCGCGCGCAAGGCCCCCAGCAAGGCCACGGAGAAGGAGTAACCGCCGTGGCGTTCGGGGACCCGTACGTGAACTTGGCCGGCATGAAGTCATGGTTGAAGATCCCCCTGGGGGACACAGCGGATGACCTCGAGCTGGAGGCCGCTCTGACCGCGGCCTCCAGCGCCATTGAGCTGGCCACAGAGCGCCAGTTCAACCGGGACACGTCTCCATCCCCGGTCGCCACCAGGCGCCGTTACCAGCCCCGGCTCCGGTACCTGACCTATATCGATGACCTCTATTCCACGGAGGACCTGGTCATCACGTCGGGCGGGGTCACGCTGGCCCTGGGCACGGACTACGACCTGGAACCCGTAAACGGGATCTACCGCGGAACGCCCGGGTTCCCCTTCTGGAAGATCCGGCCGCTGAACCGGGACCTGGACACATCGGGGTACACGCTCGAGGCCACCACGCCGTACTGGGGCTGGGAGTTCGTCCCCGCCGGCGTCATCCAGGCCGCGCGGATCCTGGCCGCGGACCTGTTCAAGCACAAGGACGCGCCACTGGGCGTGGCCGGGTTCGGGGAGTTCGGCGTGGTCCGGGTCAGGGAGAACTCCACGGTCTCCATGCTGATCAACCCGTACAAGAAGCATCCGATCAAGGTGAGGTGACCATGGCGGAGATCGACCTCACCGCGATCATGGATGGGCTGGAAGCCCGGTTGGCCACGATCTCCGGCCTCCGGACTTCCGACGTGGTTCCGGACCAGATCAATCCCCCTCATGCGTTCGTAGGGGTCCCCCCAGTGCCCGAATACCACGGAGCCATGCGGATGGGCCTCACGCGCTTGGAGGTCCCGGTCTGGGTCATGGTGTCCGCCGCACTGGACCGGATTGGCCAGCGCCTACTGGCGAGTTACGCCAATCCGTCCGGAGTCACATCAATCCGCGCCGCGCTCGAGGCCGCCGACCCGGACGGGCGGAAAACCCTGGGCGGGGTTCCCGGCGTCCAGGACGTGATGGTCCGGGACTTCAGGCCGCTGGGGCGGGAGGACCTGGGCGCCATCGGCTACTTCGGTGGCATCTGGACCGTGCTGGTAGAGATCGACGGAAGGTGATCATGTCCAAGATGCGCGTTCGGGTGACCGGACGGTATGAGGTAGGCGGAGCGGCCCCGGGCCAGGAGGTAGAGCTGGACCCGGACAAAGTCAACGTAGATGAACTGATCCGCGTGGGCCTGGTCGAACCGACCGACACGGAGCCCCCGGCCCCGGACCTGGCCTCCGGCCAGGCTAGTGGTCCTGTCAAGTCGGAGCGGTCTGGCCAGACCCGCTCCGGCAAGGGCGGGAGCTGATCCCGTGGCCGGATTTGCCCTGACGGACGCGCGGATCCTGGTTCACGGATTCGACTACACCGCGGACTCCAACCAGGTCAGCGTGGAGGTTACCGCGGACGATCACGACGTGACCACGTTCGGGAGCGCCCGGGAGACCAAGTTCCGGTCCCGGATCGGGGGCCTGAAGACTTCCCAGGCCACCGTCTCCGGGTTCTGGGAGGTTGCTCCGGATGCGGCCGCCTGGGCGAATCTGGCCGTGGCGGACCGCGTGGCGGTCATCTCTCCCACAGGAGCGCCGGGGGACGTGGCGTACATGCTCCGGGTCGGATCATTCTCGTACGAGACGTTTGGGGAGGTTGGAGAGCCGGCGCCGTTCTCCATGAGCCTGTCCAGCACGAACGTGGAGGGCATGATCCGGGGCCGTCTCCTGGCCACGCCGGACGTTGCGCTGAATGCCACGGGGCCGGCCGGGATCGCGGATCAGGTTCTCCCCGCGGTCTCCAGCGGTCAGTTCCTCTATGCCGCACTCCAGGTGGTGGGCACGCCGGGGACCACTTTCACTGCCGTGCTGGAGAGCGCGGCGGACAACACGTTCGCCGGCGCCACCACGCGGTTCACGTTCGGCCCGATCACCACGGCGGAGGGCCGCTGGGGTGTCCGGGTCCCTGGCGCCATCACAGACACGCATTACCGGCTCCGCGTGACCGCGGTGACCGGATCGTTCACGGTGGCCGCGGCCATCGGGATTGGAACCTGACCATGGCATTTGCGCTGACCGATGTGAAGGTCACGATCAACGCCGTGAACTGGAGCGCCATGGCCCGCCAGGTCACGCTCCCATTCGAGGCGGAGGAACTGGACTCCACGACGTTCGCCACGTCGGGCTGGCGCTCGAGGATCGCTGGCCTGAAGGACGGGAGTTCGGACATCGAATTCCTGAACGATTTCACGGACAACGGCCTGGATGAGGTCCTGTGGGGCCTGTTCGGGACCGTGGTCCCTGTCACGATCAGTCCCACGTCCGTGGCCGTGTCCGCCAGCACCCCGGAGTACTACGGGGATCTCCTGGTCAACCAGATCAATCCCCTTGACGGGACCGTGGGGGACCTGGCCGTGAGGTCGATCTCCTGGCCGATCGCCGGCCCCTGGCAGCGTAGGACCTCCTGACCCATGGCCGGGAACGCGGTTCAGGCCAAGGAGCTGGCGGCCCTGGCCAAGACCCTCCGACAGACCGCGGAGGGTAAGAACACCCTCCGCCGGTTCCGGAAGGAACTCCGCGCGGCCGCGGATCCCATGCGGAAGTCCGTCCAGCGCGCGGCCCTGGGGCTCCCCAGCGGTGGGGAGAACGCACGCCGGGGCCGGCCGTCCCTCCGCCGGGAGATGTCACGGGCCACTAAGACCCGGGTCCGGTTCGGTCAACGGAACGCCGGCGTGGTCGTGGAGACCGCGCCGGCGGGGATGTCGGAAGGACGCAAGGGCCTTCCGCCCTATTTCGAGGGCCAGGCCCCACTCCGTCACCCGACGTTCGGCCATGAACCGTGGGTCCGCCAACACGCCACGCCGTTCTTCTACCCAGCTATTCGACCCCATGAGTCCAACGCCCTGGCGGCGGGCCAGCGCGTCCTGGACCAGACCGTGAAGGAGATCGAACAGTCATGACCACCACCGCGGCGGAGGCCGCCCACCAGGAAGCCACGGGCAAGAAGCCCCGGATCTTCGTCTGGAAGTACACCGTGGAGCCCGCGGAGCCGGACCTGGTCCCGGAGGAAAAGACCGTGGAACTGGTCATCCCCC